GTACAAAATACATCTTTAGTGCCTGCTGAAAAATTTACTGCCGAATCACTATTTGATGATGATATAATTGTGTCTCTTGATAAAGTATCTGGGGAAGCATCCGTAACAGTTCCAAGACCAACTTCAAATTCACCTGTGCCTGTATTTACAATTGCATAGTAAGTTGTATTACTATTACCAATACCCGCAACGAATCCTTCAAAATCTTGTACTGCTCCAGCAAGGTTTAAAGTACCTGTACCAGTAGTTGCACTCGTTTCTTTTACTCTATCATTAACAACAAGAGCCATTTACTTTCCTTATGTTAATCTTAATATTGCAGCTGAAGTTGTAAATGCAGGAAACTGAATTGTAAATGTTCCTGCAGTTGCAGTTTTATCTCCACCAAAATCTAAAACACAAACTGCATCAGTAGTGTTTGAACCACCGTCAGTTGTCGTATTATAAATCAAAGCTCCTCTAGCTGTTAGTGTTACTCCTGTAAAAGATAAATCAGCAAAGTCAGTAATTGCTACTGAGGATGAAACTTTAACACCTTGATTAACAAGTGCTTTACCACCTGCAGTGTAACCAGATGATGATACTTCATTCGAAGTTGTGTAGTTTTCTGTTGATTTACCTAAAGTTGCAGATGATGTATACATTGCTAATTTATATGTATCAGAGGATGTATCAAAATCATGCTTGCCCTGTAATAGTTCTTTTTTAAAAGAATTACAAATTGCGTTAGTTGTTATTGCCATAATAGTTCTCCTTTAATTTTATGGTGATGGTGAAGGTACCTTAACTCTAGGAACTCCATCATCGTATTCTGCTCGTCTTCTTCTCCCCATTTGTTGGAGAGCAAAATTCTGTACTCCTTCATTATACTTACTTTTATACAGATTGTACATATCCATCGGTCCTTTTAAAAAACCGTAAGCTTCTGCTAAAACACCGTCCAAAAGCATGCCTTGTTGATATTCTGATAAATAAGTTGTGTTAGTTGATGTAAAACTAGGTGGTGTAATGATATAGTTTAATTGTACCGCATATGCTTGGTCTGGTGTGGGTGCAACAACAATTGATGTTTCATCCCAATTTGCATAATATTTAGGTAATCCTGTAGCACCAGTTCCGTTAAATTCTGTAATAAAACTAGTGTCTCTTTTTTCCATAAAACTTCTTGTTCCTGTCTGATCAGTTGTACTAAAAACTTGAAGAGATCTAATAACTAAAAAATCTGCAGGAGTAACTAAATATCTTTTATTTGAAGTAAATGATGAAGTTGCGTATTTTCTTGTGTCATCATAATCAACTTTACCAGCTATATCTAATTCAACATTTCTAATAAATTGTCCTATAATAATATCAGTTAAAACATTACTATCTACTTCAGTAAAGTTTCTTACTTGTGTTAAAAAATCTGAATAAGTTATTGCCATTATGTAATACTCACTGTTACAGTTCCTGTTGTCATAATTAATTTTCTTCTTCTATTTTGTAAAGAAGGATCAGCTGGTTTCATAGTGTTTATAACAACACCAGCACTTGTCAAAACATTTGCTGGTTGTGTTGTATTAAAAGCAAAATTACCAGGTAAAGTTAAATTAGCTACACCGACCATCGTTCCTCCAGAATTAGCTAAAGTATTATCATTAGCAGCAACTGTTATAGGTTGTTGAAATTTCATGCTTCTAGAATTTTGTAAAGCTATTGCGTCAGAAGTTGTGTGTTTACGTCTTATCTGAGGATGTTTAGGTTCAAACTCAGAATAATGAACAAAAGAACCATTCCACTCTTTTACCATTTCTTGATAAGGAAAAGCCATTCCTGATCTGTCTGATATCGCTTGTGATCTTTTACCTGTTGCCCATTTTGCCATTATTAAATTCCATTATAGTAAAATGATTGAGGAGTAATATAAGTTGAAGCTCTTTGTCCATCTTCATCTAGAGCTCTTTTTAATTGATCTTCGTAAATTAATTTATTTTGTTGAACTAATTGAGGTGCGTTTTTCATAGCTAAATAATAAGCAAGTCCTGCTACCATACATGGTAAAAATCTAAATACTACATCAGCATCATTAGTGTAAGCTCCTGCATCTTCAATTCTTTTAATTACATAATATTTCAAATGAGTATATGTGTTTAAATCTGGCGCTTGGTATAAATATATTACAGGTGTGTCTTGTCTATCCACATAATATTGAGATGGTTGTCCCAAAGCTAATTTATTAGGTAATGCAGAATATGCAGATCTATCTATTTTTGTTAATGCAACATCTTGTGTATTTACTGAATTAGAAGCAGCAGCAGTTGTTGACACAAAAGCTTCAAGTACATCACTAACATTTCCATCTACTGTATAGTTTGCTTGTCCAGATACTAATTGCTTCTCATTTAAGGCCACCTTCCATAGATGAATACCTCGGTTAGCCCATTCAGCAAACAGTAAATTAAGACTTGTTCTTGCAGATCTTAAACTATGACCACTTGTTGTAGCCATGCCACATCTTTCGTAGGCTTCTTGTATTATTTCTTCTATTGATAGATCAAATGTCGTAGTCCCTGAAGTTGCCATTAATATCCTTTTTACGGTTGTACAATTTCTTGGATTGTATCACTTTTTGACTAAACTTTGAAGACCTTAGGTTTTTTGCTATTAAGTTTCTTTTTAACTTGTAATTTTTTCTTTTTTTCACCTCTTGCACCTCTTATCTTACCATCTATTTGTGCAGATATTTGTCCTCGTCCTATTGCCATTATACTAAATCCTTAGCCTTTCCTATTATTGGTTTATACTTTGTTTTACCTTCTGATTTGTAAGCATGCAAGAACTGTTTTCTTGGTTGGTCAGGTGTATAGCTACAATGAATCCATCCGCTGTTAGGTTCACCTGGAGTGTAGAACTCGAGAATGAGCTGGTCATACGGAAGGTTCTTGTGAATCCAATCAGCTAATTCTGCATTATCAACACCTATACATTCGAAGTCTGCCGCCTCAGCTTTTGCATGTTGGCTATTAATCGAGCTGCCTATTTTTAGACACAGCTGTTCGCTACGGAACCCTGACGTAACTTTTACTCTACCAAAGTGATCACGTACCGGTTGCAGTATATTTTCACATAGTGCTTTTAGTTTTTCTATTTGTCCTGAGTTAGGATTGTTATTAATATCCAATCTAACTGCTGTATCTGATTTAATTAGCTCTTGAAGAGAAAAATTTCTTGTCAATTCCATAATTATTCCAATATTAATTTTTTAATTGATTTACTGCCATCGATATTTGACTCTAACTCAGCCATCGACTTTATGCACTGATACTGAATATTATTATTTTTATTTGTTCTCATTGCAACTCTTTTACCTTTTAAGCAATCCGACATAGACTCTTGAATTCTGTGTTCCTTAATCTCTCCGTTGACAATCATAAGTAAAGCTATAATCAACTCCATTAATGACCTCCGTTTGCTCTAACTTTATCTTTTAATTCTTCAATATCAGCTAACGCTTGATCTAATTGTTCTCTTAAAAATTCTATATTAACTTTGTTAGTCATGTTCATTTCTTGAGTCTGTTCCATTTTCTCGACACTTTTATAAAGATCCTCAATTAAAAATATTTGCTCCTGATCCACGGGCACTTGTTCTGATTTCTTTAACAAATCATTTTGAAATAATTCTCTTGATGTCTCCAGAGATACTAATCTAGAAGTCAGCTCAGTATATCCAAGTACTCCCATTGCGACCAGTAAAATCAAACTAGCCACCGTCTTCATTGGCATCTGAACTTTTGCCTCTTCTCCGATGTTTAATGGTTTATTGGACAACTGGACCTCCACAAAAAGCTAACCAAATAAAACAAATTATCAGTGCACCTGTAAAATAATAGTTCATTTTTATCTCACTCATACGTTGAACAAGATTATCAACCATTAGACAGACTCTGTCTAGTGCCCCACAAAACTTATAAATCCATTTATCTATCATTCGTAACTTTCATCTTCTGCCTTTATTTTTTCTTCATTATAGCCTTCCATAAGAATATCATTTACCGATTTTTCTTTTTTTTCCATTGCGTAGAACATTCTGTCACTATCCTCTGTAACCATGTCATTATCTTCCGCATCCCAATAAGTAGTTTGAACTTTATAGTCTGGCCAACTGCTATCAGTAGTATAACTATTAATGTGCCACAGAATACGGTTATTAGGCTGAGCTGCATAATTGCCGTTAGAAAGTTCCAGTATATGTGCGCACTTATGTTCTTGAGGAATTTCAGAATGTTCAGTATCCAAGATATTAACATCTGGATGTGCCCAATCAATTGTGAATAGATATTTGCCATGGTAAAACTTTTTATCTAATCCAAGATATTTTCCTGCTACGCCATCCAACCAATCAAAACAAGTAACACTAGGCCAATAACTAAAACTGTTCCACAATTCCAACTCGTGCGTCTGCATATCCGGCACATCGGCTCTATCATACGATTTTTGGAAAAACGCTGAGATAGGCAAACGCCAATAGCACGCACCGTTGGGAAGCATGATATTAAATAAGAGTGCGCGACCTGAAATGGAAGTAAGACCAAAGATAACACAGTCACTATACTCTCCTTGATGTTCTTTAAGATCATAAAGATATTCCTTTCTTATTTTACAGTATATTGGAGGAATGTTTGTATTTAGATAAGCCATGATTATATTTTTCTCTCCAATAATTTTTTCTTTCTAA